TCCTATTTCAGTGTGATTGCGAAAAACTACCTAATTTTACACAATAACAATGCATACAAGGAAGAAAAGCGGTCAGTTTATCTTGGGGATAAGACTGACGAAACGTTTTCATTAGAAGAAATCCTTATTTCTGAACCAGAGGAACAAGAAATCAAGAGTGATACACGAGATTTTCTACAGCTATTGGTTCAATACTGGGATTTCAACACCACAAAGATTTTTAAGAAGAAAAGGGACATAGAAATCGCTAACGCTGTAGTGGAACTTCTTCGTAGAGTTGATAATATTGATAATTTCAACAAAAAAGCTCTCTACCTAATGATTAGAGAGATGACCAACCATAAAACTTCGCATATCACCAAGGTAATCAATAAGATGCGGGGTCACGTTTTGGTCCAAATGAACGAATTCCGTAGAACAGGACATATTTCAGACCCATCCGCATATTTTACATATAAAAAATAGCCTCTAACTATTTATATTGTAGTCACTTGGAGGTTATTATGAGTTTAGACAAGGAATTATTTGACGGAAAGACCCTTTCGGACCTCTTTTCGGAAATCTACAAAAACACAGACGCAAAACGACAACAAATTAACCAATATGTAGCAAGTATGGTGAAGTTAATCAGAACACCAGAAGATGCAGCTATTATTGGTCCTGTTATAAAAGATTTTATCGAGGTGAACGTCAAGAATGACGAACACCTCGTTCGTGTTGCCCAAATCGCACAACGAATTGTGGGAGCAGCATCAAAAGGTGAAAGTATTGATGGATTATTAAGTGAAGCTGAAAAACAAGCTTTACTTGGTGACCTAAAAATGGAAGTGGAAAAGTTAGAGGACGAAGGTAAAGAAATCGAAGAAGATATCTTTGCTATTTCCAAGAGAATTAAGTAATGTCTTTTCAATATGGTATAGCAAATAGAGCACTAGAAGATAGACCAGGAGCTCCTGGTTCACGTGGGGAAATTGCTATACCTTCCTATTTTATCTATGAAGCGGCGCAGGTTATTGAAATTGTACAAAATGAAGATAGTAGATTGAAAGATGCAGCAAACAGTCAAAGTACGATAAATACTGGGATAGTAAAAGTTAGATTCACAGTAAATGACGCTGATGTTGGTGGAGACATTGCACGAGAATTTGCTGGGGTGCAGGGAGAACTACGAAGAATACGAGAAGGATTACGTAATAAACAACCACCAACAAATATTCAGGATAAATTAGAAGATACATTTGCATATCCATTAATACCAAACCAATCTTTGTATCCATTGGTTGGTGAGTTTGTACTTGTGTTCAAACTAATAAACAAATATTTTTATATTGGTCCCATAAATACAAATTTAAAAATTACACAAAATGCAAGCCCGATACCCAATAATTCGGTGGCCGAAGCAAAAAATCAACGAGAAGTACTGCAACAACAAATTCGACAAGGAGTAACAACTAGATTGTTGGGTGGTAGTGTTCGCCCCCGTGTCGCGGGATTGGAGTTTAAAGAACTTAATGTCAATCCATTAAAAGTATTTGAAGGTGATATTATCTATGAAGGTAGATATGGTAATTCGATTAGATTCGGTAGTAGTATTTCTTCTCCAAACCAAGATGAAAAAAACCAACAAGCACCAAATTTACTTTTTCGTGTAGGACAATCACAAGCATCTAGAAATACCGCAGACGATAAATCTCTTGCAGGAAGAACAATTGAAGATTTTAATACAGATGCAAGTTCTATATATCTAACAACAAATCAAACGATATTTTTTACACCCGCAACATTTGCATCAAATACACATTTAGCATCTGTAACTGGTGACAAACCTTCGTGGACAGGAGCACAAGTTCTCATAAACAGTGACCAAGTTGTAATCAATGCAAAATATAATTCGATATACTTATTTGCTAGAAACGGTGTTCATATAAATGCACTAACAGATGGGGTCACAATAGATTCGGCGGGTGATATAGTATTAAAAACACCGGCAGAACTAGAATTGTTTTCTGAAAAATCCATGGAAATCGGTGGAAAGCAAGATATTACTATAACCACAAAACGAGATGTAACGATTTCCGGTGATAGATACATTAGTGTTTATGGTAATGAAATATTTTTGGGAGGTAGAGGACTACAAGCATCACCAATGGTGTTGGGCAGACCATTAAAAATGTTTCTTTTTGAATTGTTACGCGTTATGATGACGAACCCGGCTATGATTGGAGCAGGAGCACCGAATCCGGCGTATATAGCAAGAATATTATTACTATTTACAAAATACAGAATATTTCCAGATCCATTTAATCCATTATTCAACTCTGATGATAATTTCGTAATGAAAACAAATGAAAGATCGTTAGCAAGTGATTTACCACCAAATCGTGGATTCAGACAAACCGGTTTGGGTAAAAGTGTAATATCAACGCAAGCACCACGACCATATGGTGTACGACCACCTGTAGTATAATAGATAATTAATATGCCAATAACTTCAACAGGAACAAGTATCAATCAAGATAGAGATGGTGTTTTTCCACCAACGTCGGGGGTACCAGATGGTGGTGAAACTGATCCTACAAGTGCGTCACCACCATATACACCAAGAACAACACAAACAACATCACGCCCTCGTAACAGATCAAACGTAGTTTTAGGTACAGCAAATGTTTTGTCTGCATATACTGCAACATATTTAGCAAACAGTAATCAACCAAATACATTTAGATATGCACCAAGACAGGTATCTAAAATTCCTGAAGAAGTTACACTTGAAACATTGATTGCGTTGGCATCTTTTCAACCAACAACACAAGTAATAAATCAAATTCAAAGACGTAATCCAAACATATTCATATCTGCAGATCAATTTACATCAAGCTCGTTGAGAACACGACAAATACAACGTGACTTATTATTATTTGGACAGATATCAGATGCAGATAGATTTAGAACAAACGCTCTACAAACAAGAAGAATCACATCAGGTAGAGATTTGTTAGATGCACGTAGTATTTTATTGGCAGGATTACCACCCGAAGTACGACTTGGTGTAAGTTTATTGAAAGATATAGCAAGAACTTTAAAAGCTAGAAATGATATTAACAAACAAATAGCAAGACTAGAAGCAAGATTAAATAAACTTACTGCTTTATATAATGCATGGGTAAATTTACCATTTGCCATAGCACAATCAATAGTAAAAAAACTAACAGATACAATTGCAAAATTATCTGCAGTGTACGATTCTGCAAAACGAGCATTACAATTATTTTCATCTGCGTATAGTATATTACGAGAAAAATGGATACGATATCAACGACGTAGAGCACAAGCAAAAGCTGCACGAGATAAAGTCAAATCTTTAAAAGAAAGAATTGCTAAAATAAGAGAAATTCCACGCGCAATCAAATTTCCAAAGCGTCCAAAGTTACCCAGACTTAGTTTTTCATTTACGGATTTCAAGCAAAAATATAAAAAGATTTTAGAAAATTTTAAAAATAAAGATGGTGAAGTATATAAACAAGCATATGTCGCGGCATTAGGTAATTCTAGTGCAGGATTCGTGTTAAGAGATCCTCAAGGAGTACCAAAAATAAATCCTTTTACTGGGCAACCTGAATTACGTTGGAATCCACGCGCAAAAGATGAAACTGGAAAACCAATAGTTGATGAATTTACTGGTAGAATTGGTGCATTCGAAGTGGTATATGATAGACCAGACTTTGCACAAAGAGCGTTTGATAATGCAAGAGCAAAGTTGATTAGTGCAAGTGCAGCGTTACAAACACAACAAACTATTAGAACAGCAGCAATTAGTAAAGCAAAGGAAGATTATATCAAACAAATCAGAGACACTGCTGCTATGGTTGAAGAAGAAAGAAAACGCAAACTTGCAGAATATCAAAAACAATTAGACAAATACAAGCAGTCAAAACAAAGAAAAGCATATTTAACGCAAGATGAAATTACACAAGCTGTGTCTGATCCAACTATCGACACATCAGAAGAAAATGCATTTGGGGACAAACCAACAGGAAAACGTTATCTAAATAAAATAATTTATGATACACAAGGTAGTTTTTCTCCAACATCACGTGATGATTTATTAAATCCACAAAGACTACAAACAGGAATGTATGTCTTAATAGGCGTTACTGAACAATTACGAAATTTGGGCAGACGAGTCACCAACAATATTAATAAAGCCGGAGAAAAAACTATCAGACTATTAGATACTTCTACACGAGTTATCGATGCGATAGCAAATACAGCAAACGATCTAACATTTTCTGTTCTGTCTTTATCACAATCTATAGACGATAAGCAAATTGCAGCAGATTTAACTGCGGGGGTATTAGAAGCAGCACAAGTTTCTGTAGCAAACGCACAGTTATTAGATGAAGCCGCAAATCAACAGTTAGCAACAGGGTATCAAAAATATTATGTTGATATATCACGTTTATCTAGCCCATTGGTATTGGATGACACACCTGTGGTAGAAAGCCAACGTAATAGATTTGGTGATTTACCCATCATTCCAAGAGCATACATTAGTCAAAATACAGCACCATACTTCCTGACATCAAATAAATTAGTTTATAATGATTCATTGGTAGCAAATTTACCTCGATATTATATCTTAGTAACAGACGTTGAAAAAGTAGCAATAGATGCTGCGCTACAAAATGGACCACCAGCGCCACCGACAGTAACAGGGCCAACAGGGCCTACAGGAGCAACAGGGCCTACAGGAGCAACAGGTTCAACCGGAGTAACCTACACACCACTCACGTATCCAGACGGTAAAATATACGGTAAAAATAATATATCTCGTAATGATTCAAATATTATAGCAATACAACAAAAACTAAATTCGTCAGAATTACAACAGTTTGGTGTGGTAATAAATCCACCACTGGAAACAAATACAGGTATCTATGGTAATTTCACAACTGCAGCGGTTATAAAGTTTCAGCAGACTTGGAATGCTAAACCAAATACAACACCAAAACTAAGCGTTGATGGTAGAGTTGAAAGAAATACTTGGAACGCATTATTTTCTATATCACCTATATCAGTACAACCTACTACAAACGCGGTTACCGGACCCACGGGACCACAAAACATTACAGTTCAAAGTGAGGAACTGTTATCACGTACTTACAAAGTTACAAGTAATGAAGTAAGATTCAGAACGTCACCCGGATTATCATCGGGATACGTTTCTAATTTATTAAATGTTAATTTAACTTTGGAATCAACACTTTTCCAACGAAGAGATGGTCGTTTGTGGGCACAATTTAAGAGAAGTGATAATGGTAATGTGGGATGGATAGCAAACACGCTGGTATTACCACCTCCTGGACCATTTGATGAACAAGGTAAATTAATTACAAACTAGTCTAAATCGTTCTAAATCATAGTGTTTAGATATTTAAATAGAGGGGCTAAAACGGTTATTTTTTCAAGGAGATATAAATGGACAAAACATTATTAAAAGCATACATTCGTACTATTGTAGAAGAAGAAGTGAAAAGAATTCTTCCAGAAATGTTGGGAGAAGCTGTAGCACAAGTCAAAAGTATGCAACAAGTTAATGAAACTGCATCAACACCAGCTCGCCCAAAACTTGACCGTTCAAAGTTGGCTGCAATGATGGGATTGGAACGAGTTGGAGACACTATATCAGCCACTACGAAAAATATGGTTCTTCCAGAAAATATTCCACAGGGTGTCAATTTAAATGACCCAGCGGTTCAACCTGCGGTAGAAGCTATCACCAAAGATTACAGTGCGTTAATGAAAAAGATGGGATTGAGTAAGTAAGATGTCAAAAACCGTATATTTGGGTTCGACACTTCCTTTAGAAAGAGGTCAACGTGGATATTTTCAAACCACAACAGACCCCTTAGACAATGAACAATCAAAATTTATAAATTTAATTTTGACAAGAAAGGGAGAACGTCCAGGAAATCCAAATTTTGGTTGTGATTTATGGCGTTTGTTATTTGAACCAAAAGATGACGATTTACAACCACAAGCAGAACAGGCTATACGAGAAGCAGTTAATAATTTTATGGGATATCTAGAGTTGGAAGAGATATCACTAGTAAATCCAACAACATACGCAACAGACAACAGCTTACGATTATATGTTAGGTATAGACTTGCTGGAGATCCTAACGCAATCCAAACTGAAATAGAAGCATTATTGACAGAAGAGAATGGTGTGGTTACAGTTGGGGGAGTGTCATCACGAAGATTTTTACCATCGGCTGGTAGAGGAGGGCAACCTAATCTACGTGGAGTGGTATCACCAACTCCAGAATCTACGTTTTTTGATGCATTTGCATAAATTACAGATTAATACGAGATAAAGAATGGCTATAAGCAATGATGTGTTAAACAAATTAAGTGTAGCACCCAAAGAAGTAAAGTATTTAAATAAATCATTTACTGACTTCAAGGGAGACTTGATTACATTCATTAAAACATACTATCCTAACACATGGACAGATTTTAATGAAGCAAATCCGGGCATGATTATGCTTGAACTAGCTGCATATGTTGGTGATGTATTGTCATTCTACGTAGATAATTCGTTCAAAGAAAATTTACTAGCATACGCGGAAGAAGAACGAAACATTATTTCTATTGCACAAGCAATGGGATATAAGCCAAAAATAACAGTACCATCTACGGCAGAAGTACTGGTATCACAAATAGTACCAGCACTAGGACCTGAATTTGGATATGTTCCTGATGCACAATTTATGTTAAAACTGGGCACTGGTTGTACATTTATTTCCAACGGACAAAATAGAGTAACGTTTAGAACAACAGAAATCGTTGATTTCAATGATGCAGAAAATAGATCTATAGTTCCAAGACAACTTGATGGTTCTAATTATCCAATCACCTATTTAGTAACAAAAAAAGTAAAAGTTACTTCTGGTGAAATAAAAAGAAATACGTTCTCTTTTGGTGATCCACAAAAATTTTCCACAATTATAATCGATGATGCGGATGTAACTTCCGTGTTAAATGTAACGGATGCTGATGGAAACAAATGGTATGAAGTAGATTATTTAGCACAAGATACTATTATTGATGACCGTGAAGTAACATATGTAGCTACTGTAAGCGAGTCAATAAGCCCATCATATACAATAAAATACAGAACAGTACCTAGAAGATTTATTACACGTATAACACCAAGTAGAAATTTAGAATTAGTTTTCGGTTCTGGACGAGGAAACGTTTCGGAAGATATAGTATATTTAGATTCACAACAAGTAGGTAATGCAGAATATTCTACACAATTGGCGAGTGTATCACTCAGTAACACCGATTTATTAAACACGGATAATTTTGGATTAGCACCGGCAAATACAACCTTAACAGTTGATTATTTTACTGGCGGTGGTGTGGGTTCAAACGTTGCTTCAGCTACAATTACAGAAGTAGGTGCATTGAATATATTAAACAGAATTACAGAATTTAATAACGAAGAATCAGCATTGTTTGATGATATTATACGTACTGTAACTGTGTTTAATGAATCTCCTGCAACTGGTGGTCAAGACGGTGAAACAGTAGAAGAAATAAGACAAAGAGCATTAGCAACATTCACTGCACAAAATCGTGTAGTAACTCGTGCAGACTATGAAGCACGAGTACTGGCAATGCCTGTACGGTATGGTGCAATTGGTAAAGTGTATGCAATATCCGATTCTTTACAAACACAAATTCAATCTGTATTGGCACCAACACCAGCTGATTTGGAAGTACGACAATATGTACAAAATGATCCAAAACCAAACGCAATCAACTTATACGTACTAGGATATAATCAGTATGGTAAATTAGCAACATTAAATTCACTAGTAAAACAGAACTTACAACAATACTTAACACAATATAGAATGCTAACGGACCAAGTAAATATTCTTGATGCATTCGTGGTTAATATTGGTGTAAATTTTGATATCACTGTGTTTAAAAATTATAATATGAGTGATGTATTAGCGGTATGTTTGGGTGCGGTAAAAGATTATTTTGATACCGCAAAGTGGCAAATTAACCAACCAATTCGTTTGGGTGACCTTTCATTATTACTTCAAGCACAAGATGGTGTGCAAAGTGTAAATACTTTAGAAATAGTGAATAAATATTTCTTTAGAAATGGTAGAGATTATCAAACATATCGTTATGACATCGCAGAAGCAACAGTAGATGGCATCATTTACCCATCTTTGGATCCGTGTGTGTTTGAAGTACGGTATCCGGAAGATGATATTGTGGGAAGTGCAAGACAATGAGAAAAATATTAACCTCCTCCGCAGATACAAGTATTTATCAACGATATCCAATTAATAATTTTGGGTTGGATGAAATTATTGAAGTTGGTAAAGTAACAAAACCAGAAGATTTTGGTGTAGTATATTCCGCAAGCGCAGCCCGTGTATTAATAAACTTTAATATTACTGACAGCGGTTCGTTTCCTGCAAATGCTTCTTATTTTTTAAATTTAAAAATTGCAAACGCAACCAAACTACCATACTCACAAGAACTTATCGTAAATAAAATTTCTGGTTCTTGGGTTGAAGGTAGTGGTTATTTTGCACAAGGATACACAAATCCACGAGATGGTGCAACTTGGAGTGGCAGTAATGCTGCAGCACCGGTGTCTTGGAGTAATTTTGGTGGAGATTACTACACAACACCATCACAGAGTCTAACATTAAGTGAATATCCTTTACAAGATTTGCGTATAGATGTTTCATCACTACTACAACCAGTAATATCCGAATCGTTGGTATGGAATGGATTACTAGTACGGTTTTCAAGTACATCAGAAACAGATTATGTAAATGAAGGTAATATTAAATTCTTTTCAAAACAAACACATACTATACATCAACCAACGTTAGAAGTTGTTTGGGATGATTCTACATTTGTAACAGGTTCATTAAAACCAATTCCAAATACGTATGATATTGAAACCGTACCAAAAAATGTAAAAGAAACATACGTCCGTGGGGCAAAAGAAAAAGTAAGATTTATAGTTAGAGACAAATATCCACAAAAAAATTTTGATAGTACATTAAGATATAAGAGTGTGTATTATTTACCAACATCGTCATACTTCAGTGTTACTGATACGCAGGCAAATACAGTAGTATTACCAGCAGACCAATACGCAAAATTAAGTTGTGACGCAACTGGTTCGTATTTTGTGTTGGATACATCAAATTTATATAAAAACAGATACTACGCAGTCAATTTAGAAATTGATAATGGAAGTTCTGATAAGAATATCATTCCAGAAATATTTACATTCTTGGTAAAGTAAATGACGTTTGATGATTTGATTAAAACGTTTAAGGTACAACCAGACCTAAATAGACAGTTCTGGACACCGGAAAACAAACTCAATCCAACCATTCGTAAAGCTCTTTTGAGAATTGCAAAAGAGTTCTACGATGGTATTGAATTGGAAAACAAACCAAAAATTAAGGATATTGTATTTACTGGAAGTTTAGCAAATTACAACTACTCAGACTATTCTGACGTTGATCTTCATTTATTATTTGATTTTGGAAAAGACAAGGAACTATTATCACAATTTTTCTTGTTGGCAAAATCAAAATGGAACGACAAACATGATATTACTGTCAAAGGATATGATGTAGAAGTTTATGCAGAAGATGAAAAATCACCACACGTATCAACTGGTTTGTATAGTGTAATGAAGGATAAGTGGTTAAAAGAACCTAAGAAAGAAACACCTGTATTTGATGAACTGGATGTAAAAACAAAAGTCAATTATTTTGTAGGTATGGTCAAGCAACTTTTTCAACAATATCAAGAAGGTAAGTTAGAAGGGTTGGATACCAAGATTAAAAAATTACGTGATAAGTTATCAAAATTTAGACAAAGTGGATTACAACTTGGTGGTGAATTTTCTACAGAAAACATCGCATTCAAGTTATTACGTCGAGCAGGATATATGGATAAGTTAGCAAAGTTGCAAGACGCGGTAGTAGATAAACAACTTTCAGTTGCGGAAATAAAGTAATATGCCAATCATAAGCGCTATACAGAGAACTATAATAGAAGCGGATGAATTTGTATCGTCATCTTCCGATATAAATTTAGAAATACCACTTGCAACAGGTGAAACTATTTCATTCACTGCCGAAAGA